CGGAGCGTACCATATGGGAGAAGGCAATCACCGCGTACATGGAAAACCCGATCCTGTTGTGGATGCATCAGCACACGGAACCCGCTGGCCTCGTTACCGAAATGAGGATCGACGAGGGTGTCGGATTCTGGATCAAGGGCTTTGTCTCGAAAACAATGGAGAGGCTGCAGACGCAAATCCAAGAGGGTATAGTTCGCGCCTTCTCGATCGGTTACGATCCGATCAAGACGTTGATCGAAAACGGCGTGCGCAAGGTTGTTGATTTCGAACTGTACGAGATCAGCATCGGCTCGGTCCCTATAAACCGCCGAACGCTATTCAGTATTTCAAAGGCGTTCATGGACGGGAGCGACCTTTACGTCCCGGAATGCTCGTTGCAAGAAGAGGTCGACAAACTTCTCACCCAAAAATTAGCCGCGCTCGGTCTCGGCCCGGACGCGAAACCCATCACCTCCAGCAAAGCGAAGGGCAAAGCGCCGGAAAGTCCGGCGTACTCACATTTAAAAACCGTTCTCTCCGAAATTTCAGAAGCGGAGAGGGATGCGAAGTTAAAGCGATTCAAGCAGGTGATGAATACATGAGTGACGAAACGACTCCAAAAGAGGAGAAGAAAACCGTCGAGATTTCCGTGAAGGAACTCGATCAGGTTACCGATTTTATGGAGAAGTCGAAGGCCCTCACCGAGCGGGTCAAGGCGGTCGAGGGCGGGCTGCTTTCGAAGGAACAGTTCCTCGGCGAGGCGAAGGCGCTATATGAGGGCATGATGAAGGATCACGAGAAGGCTTTTGCGCATGCCGAGGAGCGGCGCGTGAAGTTCGCAGGGGCGACTCTGAACGGCGACCGCGCCGTGACGACCCTCAAGGCGGCAATGGATACGAACCGGCCTTGGGCGCAACGGTCCGCATTGTTCCAGCGGTCGACGGCGACGACGAGCGCCGAGGCTGAGATCAAGGCGCTCCAGGACCTCAACGATGATTGCGTGATCATTGACGCGATCATGCGGCACAGCACATTCAAGGACTCGTATCGGGGCGTCAAGTCGCTGAATACTTTCGCCCGGTATCAAGACCAGCTCCAGTGCGTTGTCAAGGCAATCGCGCCGATGGATACGACCGACATAGCGAACTTCGTGCCGTCGGCCCTGTCCGCCCAGGTACTCGATCTGCCTTGGCTGATCGGTGGCGTCGAGGCGCTGTTCGGTCATTTCCCGATGCCGACGAACCCATTCAAGATGCCGCTGGATCTCACGCCGGCCTCAACGATGGCTGACAACATTTCCGAGGCGACGACGAATACCGACAACCCCGGTGACACCTTCGGCCAGAACATCACGGATGGGCTCTTGACCTTCACGGCGTCAAAGCACCGTGCGCGCATGATCACCTCCGCCGAACTCGACGAAGAAGCGATCATGCTCTGGCTGCCGCTCATCAAGAAGCGGCTCGTTGACATCCTGCGGAACACGGTCGAGGCGTGCGATTTCAACGGCGATTCGACCGCAACGCATATGGACACCGACATCGAAGCTCTCGGAGCAAACGACGGCCGTACAAACTGGAAGGGGCTGCGAAGGCTCCTCCTGACCGGCTCATGCATCAAGGATTGCGGGACCGGCAACCTCTCCGAGGCGAACCTGCTTGCGATGAAGGCGTTCTGCGGCAAGTACGGGTACAACCCGGCCGAGGGCGTCTGGCTCTTCGGCCCGATTTCGTATCTCTCGCAGATCATCCAGCTGACGAACGTGGCGACGCTCGACAAGATCGGCGACAAGGCAACGATCATCAAGGGTCAGCTCGCCGCCTATTTCGGCTCGCCGATCCTGGTATCCGAGCATCAGCGCGAAGATCTGAATGCATCCGGCGTCGACGACGGCGTAACGGCCACCAAGGCCGCGGCTATGTACATCAACAAGAATTACTTCTTCCACGGCGACCGGCGTCTCGTGACGCTCGACGGCGAGAAGTGGATCACGACCGATCAGTTCAACCTCGTCGCGTTCAGGCGGATGGACTTCCAGCCGCTTATCGCGCCGAGCACAACGTACACTTTCGGGTGTATGGGTTACAATTTCGCACCGGGCGGCTGAGTCGCTTAGTGCGTAGCGTGCGGGGGAGTAGACAGCCCTTCCGCTCCCCCGCATAAAACCATTGAAGGGCAAGAGGAGAAAGGGCAATGGCGGTATTCGCAAGGGGAGTTGATCACGCACTCCCAAACATCGACAACGACGAGGCTATTTGTAATATCGGCAAGGGCCGCACCGTCGACTGCAAGGCGGGCCAGGAAATTCCCGAGGATGTTCTCGGATGGTTCAAACTTCACAAGCCCGGCTGGATCGCGGGCTATAAGGACAGCGCGGGCAAGACGCCAAACACAAAGATGGTCGAGCCGATGAGCACGGCCAAGAAGTAAGGGGATATGGAGCAGGACGTACACATCACGATCCCGACAGAGCAATCGGTGACAGTTGTTGTTCCTGCCGAGCAAGTCGTGACCGTTGCGTTCCCGGGTTCGGAACAGGATGTAACGGTCACGATCCCCACCGAGCAGAACGTCGCCGTTGTAATTCCAACCGTGCAGAGTGTCGCCGTCGTGTGCGGGTACAGCGAGACACCTTCGGGGATTCCCGTATTGCTCACCGGCCCAACAGCGACGCCAGACCAAATGTCTTGTCTTATTGAATGGACTACAGACATCGAAGCATATCATCGCGTGCGGTATCGTAAGCAGGGCGTTGACGAGTGGACAATTACCGATTGGAGTTCGCCAGCTAGCACATCGGCAAGTATAACATTATCACCGTTATTGATGTACCAGCGATATTACTATGACATTCAAAGTTGCTCCGTTGGTGATGGTTCAATGGCTTTTGATTGGTATCCGTTTTCGGTGACTGGAATATCGGCTGATTTCAAAACCTTGCCAACTTCAATCCCGCTCATTCTATCGCTCATAAATTTTGCAGTAACTAAAAATACTATCACGGCAAACTATACATCGAGCGAGGCGTGTACGTGCTCGATTACCGGTAAGCTCTCCACGTTTCCGTTCTATGCATCATGGTACAGCAACCTCGTCGAACACGCCTCCCCGCATTCGCATACGAAAACGGGATTAACGCCAAGCACTACATATCATATCAAGATAAAATGCACGACGAATGAAGGGGCAACGGCATATCTACCCGCAGAGCATTCGCACTACGTTGTGCAGACGGCGAATTCGTCGGGCGCGGGCGGCGGATTGCAAGAGATCGCACCGGACTAGGAGTGATGAAAACATGCCACGTACACAGAAATTTATTACGCAACTGAACGATTATGGGCATGTGCTGAGATTCTATCTCACCGAGCCGGACGGGTCTGCATATGCGATTCCCGCCGAGGCAACGGTGACGTTCGAGGCGTATATCAACGATGGATCGGCTCTTGCGATAACCGACACGGCGCACGTCACGATCGAGACCGGCCGAACCAGCTGCTACTACACGACGCAGAGCGGGGATATATCGACGGCCGGGAAATATTGGTGTCGAATGAAGGTCAACAACATTACGAGCTTTGAGGCGGAGTGGACCGTCAAGGCGGAATATCCAAGCGGGGAATGACATGTCGAATAATACGCTCGACACATATGCGCTGCTTACGGTTGACGAGGCGAAGGATTGTCTTGAGCTCGCAGACGATTTCGATGCGATCGATACGCTCATACAATTCATCAACGGCGTATCGGAAATTATCGAGCGGTACACGGGCCGGGCGCTTCTGTCCCGCGCGCGGACCGAGATATTTGACGGCAACGGCACAAACTATTACATCACAAAGCACGGCCTCAATACAACGGCGGTCTCGGCGATCTGTTTCCGGCATTATGGCGAAACGCCGTACAACGAAACGGCGGACGCGGTGGCGGCTGCATCGATCAAATACAATGCCGGAACGGGCGAGATATATCTGCTCGACGGGTACGCGTTCGAGAAGGGTTTCCAAAATTGTTTTATCACATACACGGCCGGGCTGTTGAGCGTACCGGCTTCGATCAAGCTAGCGGCCAAAATGATCCTCAAGGATTTTTGGAAGCGCGACGATGCGCAAACGCAAACGATCGCATCGATGACGGTCGAGGGCCAGACGGTTACATTCCGCGTTGAGGACATGCCGGCGGAGGCGAAGGGGATTCTCAAGTTCTGGAAAATGCCGAGGATCGCGTAATGCTCAAGACGCAAACGATCGTACGGGGAGCGAAAGAGATCGCCGCAAAATTCGAGCGGGCGGCGCGCGAGGAGGAGCGGACCATCCGCCTCTCGATGCAGAAGTCGCTCCGGCTCGTTCAGAACTCGGCGAAGTTGCACCTCACCGGAGGCAATCCGCTCAATGTGCGGAGCGGGCGGCTCCGGCGATCGGTTCAAACGGATATACGCGGATCCGGGCGGCAAATGGAAGGGCGAGTTGGGACGAATATTATTTACGGACCGGTGCATGAATACGGGGCAACAATTCAGGCAAAGGGCGGATACATGGTATTTCAGCACAAGGGCCACTGGTTCCACGTCAAGCGCGTCACGATCCCCAAGCGGCCCTGGCTGGAACCTGCATTTACGAGTAATACCGAGCGCATCAATTATTATTTCGGCCATGATGTGACCGGCATGTTGCAACGAACGGGGTTGATGTGAGCCAGCGATCGGACATAAAAGCAAATCTCGTCGCGGCATATGAGGCGATTACGGGCGTTCGCGAGGTGTCGACGAAGTTCAAGTTGATCGAGCAGGTTGACAGTGGCCGGATGCCATATATACAGGTGATGCCGGTTGTCGAGGAACGCACGCGCGCGGACTCGAATAAGAATTCCGATTGCAGTTGGGAAACCGCCGTCTGGTGCTACGTGCAAAATGAAGACGGCATGGAAACCTGGGTCGAGTATATCCGGGCGGCATCGGTTGCCGACAGAACGAGGGGAGGGTATGCGCGGGACACATGGGTCAAGCGGATATTTACGGATAACGTGCTGGCTGGCGCGACAACGCGCGGCCTGATAATCATCACGGTTGTCGTTGAGCATCGGGTACGCGATTGAAAAGGAGTGGAAATGGTACGGATCGAATTAAGGTACGTTGGGCGATTCTCTGACACCGAAATCGACGGCATTGGTTACGTGCGGCGTCGCGGCACGATCTTTGTGCCGGAGAAAATCGCCGAGGGACTTCTGAAGCGCAAGCCGCTCGAGTGGGAGCTTGCTGCCAAGAAAGTGGAGGAGACAAAGGAGATAGTGAAGGGCGGAGAGGAAAGGAAAAATGTCAGGTTACGGAAGGGATAGTTGGGGATCGGTTGTCGAGGAAACCGAATACGGCGTATCACCGGCGACCGGTGAGAGTTATTTCGAGATCATCTCGGAAGCCGTCAAGATGTCCTGCGAGCCGAAGGTGAGAAAATCGCTTCGAGGTGTCTCGCCGCGGTTCACATATCTCGGACACAAGGTCGTCGGCGGGCCAATCAATCTCGAATTGCTTTTCGAAGGTCTCGGTCTGTTCATTAAACACGGCATGGGTGGATACGATTTCACCGCCGACACGCCGATCGCGGGAGCGAATACGCATGTATTCACGCTCGCCGATACATTGCCGATCGGTCTGTCGGTCGAACTCAGTAAGGGCAACATCCCGGCAGGCAAGGTGTTTTTGTATCAGGGCTGCAAGGTCGATACACTCGATTTCAAATTCACCGAGGAAGAGTGTATCGGCATGGACGTTGGTCTCATCGCACAGACTGAGACGCCGAACACAACGGCCTCGGGAACGCCATCGTATCCCGGCGATCACCCGGTGCTGTGGCATTATGCGAGTACATTGACGCTCGCGGGAACGGGGTCGCTCAATTTCAAGAGCGGAAACATCACGCTCAATAACAACCTCCCGAAAGACCGCTTCTTAATGTCGCAGCAAACGCACGAGCCGCTCCGAAACGTCGGGCGCGCCGTGACGGGTGCATTCACGAT